GCAGAGATACGAAACGGCGTAGTCTGTTTCGGGACGGTTGTCACGCTTGAGTAAAGAACTAAAAGTATTGAAAAAGAACTTTGGAGATCCAATTAAGACCCCCAATGTGTCTCTTAAAGTACCTGATGATGTTTATGAAGTATTTAAAGACTATGCCATTGAAATAGTTACTTATCCTGAATATGTATCATCAATATTTGCTGTTAAAAATAATGAAGATGTTGACTCTGTAATTTTTCGTGGTACATTAGAAAATCATAATGGTTTCATAAATGCTGTTAAAGGTCTCCACGAAAAATTGAAAGGATTAAAAGAAGTAAAATGAAATATATACCAGGTTACACCTTTACTGTTGGTGCTCAAAAACGGAAATCAGTATCTCTATTACAATTAAATTTAAAACATACCATTAAAGATCCGGATTTTGAAAGTGGTAAAACATATACTTTAAACTACCTTAAACCACTTAAAGATAAAGTCGTCTATACTTTTGTTACTGAAGGTAAGAAAATTGAATTAACCTTTGCTTCTATTAATGAAGCAGAGAATCGAATATCCACGTTAAGTGGTGAACAGGGATCCTAATACTATGGCCGGTAAGGGCGATAAATGGCGCAAGACAAATTTTAAGAAGTATTTTGAAAACTGGGAACTAATCCAGAAAGATAAAGACCAAATTCATTTTAAAAAAATTGTTAAGATCAACTCTGGTAAGACCAGGTTTATTTACAAATAATTAGTAATCCCCATACGCACCAGTATTGCGGGTTTGTGATCCCTTACTATAATCCCAAATATTATTATTTGAATCATTCGTAACATTATCAGGATATGGCTTTTCCGGCTGTGGATTTTGAATATTAATATCTTGAGAACCACCAGAGAGAATTCCTGTAATTGTTTCATCAGATACAATACCTTGACGACCTTCTGGAACAATACCAGGTTGATAACTATAATCAAATCGCTTGCCTTTTAATACCCAAACATAGTGACCTAATAGGGTATTAATGTTCATTGATAGTTCTTGCCAATCTCTCTCGGTAATTTCATATAGTTGTGGATATCTCATCCAAGTCTTATCAGATACATCATAAACAAAAGTAGCGGCGGATAGCTGACTCTTCATGGTGTTTAATTGTCGGATAACATTGCCTGTAACCGCGGGTAACTCATCAGTACCCCAACCAGCTTCAACTAACCTAATAACATCTTGCGATTTAGGCTCAGACATATAACCAAAAGAGTTTTGGAAATCGCGTACAGTTACAATACCGATAAAATCTGTTGTTGATTCAATACCAAACTTAGATAATAATATAGCTTCATTTGGTAGATTAATCATTATATTAATGTGATGGGGTTCGGAGTAATGCGCTGCTGGATGTTCACCATATAGATAATCATGTCCTGTTAGTGAATAATTATATGTGTAGTATTCTACTCGAGTACCATACTTATTGACTAATTCATTCCAATACATGTCATAAAGTTCACGTTCATTTGTTGTTAAATTCTTATTAAGATATCGGAAATTGTCTCCGCCAGTATAACCATCAGCTGGTCCGGAAGCTGTTGATACATTGCCTCTTCCACTACCAGTAACCGGTCTTGATCCATCTAATATATGACATTGCATAACTATTCCTTTGACGCTGTTAGTTTTCTATGAAGTAACTCATTTTTGATTAAGAAAAAATCTACAGGACTTTGACGATATAACATAATACCAGTTTTACCCAATTTTCTAAGTGGATCTGTACGTTTTGGAATTCTTAATCCATATTTCTCGACAATCTCTAAAACTTGTCTACGCGATAATTTCCATGTACCTATTTTACTTCGTTTAGCGATTTTTAATAATTTATTAATGAATGGGTATGTTTCGCCCTTTTTTCTACTAACCGTTGGTACCTGTCGAGAATTTTTTCTACCTAAACCACGAGCCATAACCATTGCAGATCGAGCTAATGGATCCTTCCATCTCTTTTTCTTAAAACTCATTCTTCGAACTTCTGTAACATATTCGCGGTGTTCTTTGAAGTTGAATATATCCTTTTTAATATCATTAATTTCTTTGTTGTCTATATGATCTTCTTTTTCAGGATTAAAGACTTGTTGTAATGCTAAAATAAGAGATATGTACTTATACCTATCTAACATCTTCCAAATAACATTAGGCGGCGCCCAACTACGCGATTGTAGGGCATCAGACCAAGCAATATCTTCATCTGGTAAATTATAGGTTTCTTTACGAAGAGTATGAAACTTTTCTTTTTCTTTTACTAATTTTTCGATGTCATTTTCAATCTCGGTAATTTTACTATGAAGCTCTTTTCTAACCCAAGTTTTTTCATCTGGTTTTAAATGCTTAAGATAATCTGTTATATTATCATGATCAATTAAATCTCTACGTAGTTCACCAATAGCTAAATCCATACCTTTAAAAATCTTTTTAATTCCATCACGAAGATAATCAAATTCCTTATCTGGGTTAAAGTTTAGCGACAGTTCTGTTGGTTCTACTAACCATTTATCATTAAGAACATCATAACTAGCGTCACCATGCGTTTCTTGACTTGGATTCATCTGAAGATACATTTCAACCGGATGTCCAGCTATATTGATTTTCTTTTCTCGAAAATATTCTCTTATATCATCTCTTAATACTTCATACTCTTTTACACGTTCTTTTATGTTTTTAGGAATGATATGAATATCAAAATCTGTTAAGGATTTATATTGTTGAGTACCAATAGAACCAGTAATATGAATAGCATCAACAATATTAGAAAATTTACTACCAAGATACATTTTGACTAAAGAAATAACTTTTTCTTTAATCTCTGTTTTTAGGAGCGGGGGATTTTTTTTTAAATCCCAAATATTGGGCTCTAAAGTTTTGTGAGCATAATCTACAATAGATTCTTGAACCATCTTGGGTTCCTTAATCCAACGCTCATTGCCTATATCATACATTGCCGGTTCCTTATCCTCATCATACTCACCTATAATAACATAATAGTTAATAGGATGAGTTGTACCACCAGCAAGCGTACCGTTCTTTAATTTAAGGAATTCATTAATTTCTTCGGAGGTCAAAAGATCTTGAACATCTTCGGGATGAACTTTAACAATAACTTTAATTGGTGTATTTCGATCCCAATCTTTACTAAGTATTTTTCCTACCATAAACGCACCATCGATAGCTACAATATCATTAAACTCGATCAAATCTTTAATTATTTGTACCTTAATGAATGGTTGTAGAAATGGTGGAGCATCATCGGTGAACTGAAATACTGTTGCATCCAGAGAATTTCTAGGAATAGTGGATATGTTATTAATTAGGGACTTGTAGTATTTGTCGAAGTTCATTTTAAGTATTTATACTAGAAAGAGAAAAGAGTATATCTAATTAATTAGATATACTCTTTTTTGTACAAATAAGTAAATATTACGCCTCTTCGAAAGCGCTTGTGTCCTTACCATTAACTGCTGGTCCGGTTCCACCAACCTTCATCATACCCTTATCACCAGGTGTGAATCCTTTTGGTGCTGCTTCTGGTTCGCCTGTGTGTTTCTTTCCACCTGCGGCGATAACCATTTTCTTATGAGGAACCTTTACACCAGTACCACCAAGTTTACGGCCTGGGAGTTGGAGTGAACTAATAGGAGCTTTAAAATCCTTTGGTTCTGGTTCGCTCTTCATTTCTTTAATAGTTTTACCTTCAGCCTTAACAGACTCTTTAAATTGTGGTTCGCCTTCTTCAGCACCCATTTCGTCTTCTGGGCCCATTTCACCAGCTGGTGATCCACCCACGGCAATCACTAACTCGTCTAATAAACCTTTAATATCTTCAACAATAGATGCTACATCACGTTCGCCTTCCATGCCACCTTCAAGATCTTCTTCGCCTGGAACTTCTTCGCCTGGAACTTCTTCGCCTGCTGTTGGAGGAAAATCTTGAATTTCCTCATTGTAATCAGGACTTTCTATGTCCTTCTCATTTATTACATTATCATATAATTCTTGGAACGATTTGCTCATATTTGTACTCTCCTTAACTTCTTTCTGTTTCTTTCCTTTAACTGGACTAAACTCCACTGGAGCTTCTACGGCCTTTTGCATTGTCTTTGCACCTGGAGCATCAGGACCAGACTTTGGAGGAAACACTCCTGGTTTTTGTCCTGGAAGATCACCCATCTTCATGTTACCTACCGTCATGGTAGGTTGTTTAGCTTCACTAATCATTGTCGTATAAAGATCTGCGAGTTTGTCGTTCATATATCTCCTTAAATATTTACTCCATTATGGTAGATGTTTCACTACTCATAATTATTTATATCTTTCCGGTCTTCTTTATTAAATATTTAAAAGGGTTAAATTATGGCATTTGAACAGAACGAATTTTATTTGGGTGATCCGAACCTACCAACAGCTAAGGCCGAATTTGAGTATACTCCGCACATGGTTCAAGAAATTAAGCGATGTGCTAGGGATATATTCCATTTTGCTGAAAACTACTTCTTTATTACAACATTGGAGGAAGGTAAACGAATCATTAAATTGTATACGCCACAGAAACGTGTGGTTAAAGCATTGGTTAAAAAGAGGTTCGTTATTCTTCTTAGTGCACGTCAAAGTGGTAAAACTAGTTTAATGACCATTTATGCTCTTTGGACTGCTTGTTTTAAAAGCGATAAGCGAGTACTTATCGTAGCTAACAAAGAGGATACGGCTATAATGATTCTTCGTAGAATACGCATGGCCTACGAACAATTACCTAATTGGTTGAAACCTGGAGTAAAACAATGGGGTAAAACAGAAGTTATTTTTGCTAATGATTCAAGTGTTAGTATTAGTTCCACTACGGCAACAACAGCTCGTGGTGAATCTTGCAATTGTGTCGGTGGTAAAAGTATGGTAACTTTAAAAGATAAACCATCTGGTAAAATTTTTGATATTACTGTAGAAGAATTATCTTTACTTCTTAAAGAACAAGGTGAAATATTAGATATGGAATTAGTATCAGATGGGTTGGGTTAAAGGATAAGGTCCTAAAGAAAGAAAATATGGCAGATCTCAGTAACCATATGATTTATAAAAACACAAAATTCGAAATTCTGACAGATGAAGGATTTAAGGATTTTAAAGGATTAATTGTTGGAAAAAATCCTAAAAAAATATCTTTGGGATTACAAACTGGTAATTTATCAAGTACATTAATTTGTACTCCAAAACATAAACTTATACTAAATAATAAAGCATGTATTTACGCTAAAGATATAAAACCAGGTACTATATTACATAATAAAATTAAAGTAGTTTCTATTAAGTCATATGAGGATGAAACACTAGTTTATGAATTTCTTGAAATTAGTGATGTTCATCGATATTTTGCTAATAATGTATTATGTCATCAATGCCTTATAATCGACGAAATGGCTCATATACCAGATCACATCTTAAAAGAATTTTGGACATCTGTTATTCCTGTTATTTCGTCTTCTCGAGATACAAAAATTTTTGCTGTAAGTACTCCGAACGGTACCGGTAATCTATTTCATAAGATATATACAGAAACAGAACGCGGCGAATTATCACAATGGCATTATGATAAAATAGATTGGTGGGAAATTCCTGGCCGTAATGCAAAGTGGAAGGAAGAGATGGAAGGTGCACTGGCAGGAGAAGGAAGATCATTTGATCAGGAATTTGGTAACGTATTTTTAGAGACAGGTCAATCTGCTGTTGATGCTGAATTAATTACCCATTTGAGAGAAATTGCAAGACCTCCAATATCTATATTAGAAGATGGTCATTACAAGATTTGGAAAGAACCTATATTAAATCATATCTACGCAATAGGTGTTGATGTAGGTGAAGGTGTTGGCCAAGCAGCATCTGTAGCTCAAGTATTAGACTTAACAGACTTAACAGATATTGAATTAGTAGCTTCTTACCATAATAATCAAATAGATCCTTTTCATTTTGCTGAATTGTTATATAAAATTACGCATCAATGGGGTAGACCCAATTTATTAATTGAGAGAAATAATTGTGGTGGGCAAGTTGTTGATGCTTTAAAGGAAGTTCATAAATATAATAATATTGTAGACTATACACCAGAAAATCAGAAATACTACAACAGATTAGGGATTTATTCACATAGTAACTCAAAGTATAAAGGCGTAACCAACATGAGATATTGGATGAATAGTCTAAGAGTAGTAAGTATATATGATATTGCAACAACTCATGAATTAGAGACCTTTGTAAAATATCCTAATGGCACATGGAAGAAAAAAGCCGGAGATTATATTTATGATGATAGGGTAATGTCATTAGTGTGGGCTTTGTTAGCTTTAGAGCCAGAAATTACTGAAAGATATTATGAAATTGTTCAATCAGATGAACGTGGCAAACCGTTAAAGATTGCGCCGTTTGATATTGTAGCGCCTGAATATTTTAAATTAGATTCATTTTTCCAGCGAGATAGTGATGCACCATTGCCTGCATTTATTGGAGCTGGTCCAGGAAGTCAAATGGAAGATGAATTAAAGACATTAAGAAAACAAGGATGGAAACCATATGGCTGAGACAATCGATATAAAAGATAAACAATCAATATTTAATAAGGCTAGAAAAGATAAGTTTATATTAGTATTAACCTTACCACCAATATTGCGCAATATTAATACTCCTATTTTATCGCGTAGAGCAAAGGAATTAGTTCAACTAGATTCATTACAATTTTCTGTATGGGGATCAGTAGTACCAGAAATTGTCGTGCCAGAAAAAGAACTAGGTGTATATGGACAGCATTATAAGGTTACCTCACAGGCTAGGGCATCCTACCCACCTGTACAGGTATATTTTACCATTGATAACAGATTTAGTAACTATTGGGTATTATGGAAGTGGTTAGAGATATTGAATCATCCTATTGATAGTGGTATGCCGGATTATTTTGCGGATTGGGACCAAACCGCACAAAAAAGACCCATATCTGAAAAACAACTTCGACAAAAGGAATCTTTAATTAGAGAACGACTCTTGAACCAAAAAGAACAAGCTGGTAGTGTCGCCAATGTGTCTAATAATCAACAAATTAGTATGGTTAATGACTTTTTGGATTATCAAACCATAATTACTGTTTATGCTATTGACGAGTACAACACCAAAATGATTCAATTTGATTATTCTAATGCATTTATTACAAAATTAGATGGTATCACCTATAGTTATAGAGATCCTGATGAAATGGAAAGTTCGTTTACTTTTTCTTTTAACCAATTGGATATTAATCTAATTGGTCCTGAAACAACTTAATAGAATTTAACAAAGTTGTTGGTAAAAAGGTAAATATTTATAGATTTAATGTATTCTATACATTTGAGATTTTAGAAGGAGATAATTATGGCACGAACAATTGAAAGTCCGGGCGTCGAGATTAAAGAAAGAGATCTTTCCTTAACCGCAAATTTACCAGTTGGTACAAATATATTTGTACAAGGTTTTGCAGCACAGGGCCCAACAGATGAATTATTGAATGTTACGAGTGTAAGCGAATTTGAGCAGATCTATGGTTTACCTACTAACGCAGCAGAACGATATTTATATCAAACATGCAGTCAAGTATTGCAATCTCCTGGAAATCTTTTAGTAACTAGATTCCCATATGGTACTGGAGATGGTACTGGTTACGGTAATCAATATACAGCATTGTTATATCCAATGACGGGAACACTTCCTGTAAGTTCATATGACTTTGGTCTATCAGCTACTGTATGGACTGATACAGCAACATTGTTTACCGCAGCAACCAGTTATACAATTGGTGTACCAACGTTAATCACCTTAACGGATGCTGAATACACCATGTTGCGTAACAATAATATTTCATGGCCTGCTTCTGGTAGTGTTGTTCCGGCTACAGTAACACATCTTTCAGATTTAAGTGCTTCCAATACCGGATTGATTATCGTCAATGATTATAAAACAACTGTTGATGATGGTTATCAGGGTTATTATGTTGTAGTAGGAGATAATACAGGTCTTAGTGATACAACATATGATAAAGTTCGAGCAATTGAATATAGTGATCCAGGTACCAATACTTGGACGGATATTCCAGAAACAAAATTACAATTCTCATTAAGCAGTGATGGTAATGGTAGTTCAATATCGAAAGACTTTGAAGCCACACCAAATTGGAGTGATTTCTATACTACTGCCTACCAAGATTGTTTGGTAGTCGGATTATTCAAACTTCGTAATACATTATTTGGTGATCAACCTACAACCAGTATTGATGAAATCCTATGTGAAAGCTATTATGGGTCACTATGGAAGTCCCGTCAATTCACTCCACAAACTGGTGGTATCGAATCAGGATGGCTCCCAACAAGAATTAATTCAAGATCTACATTTATGAGTATTGCTGTTAATCCAGAAATATCGAATAACGCTTGGGGTGATCCGCCTGTAAGAAAAGTTACACTTAACACTGTAGCATCTAAAGCTTACGCAATTGGTCCGACAACATTATTGACCGATGTGGGTACAAAGGCTATTGGAGATATTCCTAGCAAGTTAACACGTTCACTCAGATTAGCTGAGAATTTTGAACAAATTCCAATTGATGTAGTATGCGATGGTGGTCTAAGCACAATTTGGACTTCTACCAGAGTATTATCAGCAGTACACCCAACAGATACTAAGTATCAACTTTATGATGATACAGTTTATCTTCCAGGTGTAACAGAATCCGGTCCAGCAACTGTAACAGGTTACTTAGCCGATCCAACAGATGGAACATCAAGTGATGTTCAAAATGCTTGGGAAACAGTTTATAATCTGTTTGCTAACTTTGCCTCAACAACTCGAAAAGATTGTTTGTTTATTGCTGATGCTCTTCGAAATATATTCGTTCAAGGATATAATGGCAAGGTATTAAATGATACTACAAAGAACTTCTCAGAAGACGTTTATTGGCCATTAAAGAACTTAGTAGCAGCAGCCAATTCAAACTACAGTTGCGTATATGGTAACTGGGTAAGAATGTATGATAATAATGCAGCTGACTATGTTTGGATGCCGTTCTCGGGGTTCGAAGCCTCAATTATGGCAACAGTAGATTCTAATTTGCAACCTTGGTTTGCAGCAGCTGGTCTCAACAATGGTGTTGTTAAAAATGCTGTTGATATTGGTATCAACCCAACACAGAAGCAAAGAGATCTATTATACAGGGTATCAGTTAACCCAGTAGTATTCTTCCCGGGCGATGGATATGTTGTATGGTGTCAAAAGACACTTCAAAAGAGGCCAAGCGCTTTCGATCGTATTAACGTACGCAGATTGTTCTTAGTCTTGGAGAAGGCAACCATGGCCGTTATGAGATACTTCGTATTTGAACCAAATACAATCTTTACGAGAACTCGCGTAGTTAACGTATTGAAACCTATATTTGATATAGCCAAAAACAATGAAGGAGTATATGATTACTTAATCGTTTGCGATGAACGTAATAATACCCCTCAAGTTACTGACAATAACGAATTAGTTGTAGATATCTATATCAAACCGGTTCGTACAGCAGAGTTCATTTTGGTAAACTTCATTGCTACCAGAACAGATCAGAGCTTTAATGAATTGTTATAAAAGGAGAACAACATGTCGATTCAAAAATTTTATGCAGCAGCACAAGCGAATGAATTCGCACGAGATTTTCAATTTCGTGTAAGAACATTAGGACCGTTTACAGAGAACGATTTGTTATATGTTACTACGGCTACTTTACCTGGTAAAACAGTAACGAACCACCCAGTTCCATTTATGGGGCTTAATTTTAACACTCCTGGTTCTGTTGTATATACAGGATCTGAAGCATGGGTTCTTACTTTTAGATGCGATGAAGGTTTAAATATTCGCAACAAGGTAGAAAATTGGCAGCAACAAATTTTTGATATTCAGACCAGTTCTGGTAAATATGGTGTTCCTGTTGAAACAGCAACAATGGATTTACTAGGAAAAGATCTTAATCCTGTTAGACGTTATCAATTTATTGGTATATGGCCAACAGATTTAGGTCCAATTGAATATGATATTCAAGGATCTGGTGAGCCTCGTACGTTCCCAGTTACCTTCGCATATCACTGGTGGCAATTACTAACATAGTTATATAGAATCGGTTATAAATTTAAAACAATTAATTTATAACCGGTTTTTCTGTATTAGAAAATGTTAATCAAAACAGTAATCATTTGTACCCTCGATTAAATATTTAAAAGGTACTAACATGCCAGCGCCAACAGATCTAAAAGGTTTATACGAATATTTTTATAATACGTTATTAGTTTCAACAAATTCAATACCTCTACAACCACTTTGGATCGCATTTTTTAATGATGAGAATTTTGGTCAATTAGCTACAACTGTTAAGGATTGGGAAAATAATGGATTTTCTATTGATAAAGGTTCAATATTTAATACAGGAAGTCTTAAGGGTGCTATTGGCGCATTATATGCCCAATCTGTTAAAATACCAGGTGACGGTATTAATGTTTCAAGAGTAGGACCAGAACATAGTGGTGTTATCAAGGGTGCAATAAGTAACGGAAGAAAAGATTTAGAAACATTACAAATTGCCTTCCTAGAAACAAATAATTCTTTTACTGATCTTATCTTAAGACCATGGTCTATAATGGTTGGTCATATGGGTCTTAAAGCAGATGATCTTAAGACAAATATTACAGTAGTACAATATGCGAAAACAGGCCCAGGTCAATCATTACAACCACGAAAGATATTTACCTTCTATAAAATTGCCCCAATTTCGATTGATCAAGAAGAATATAATTACGGAGAAAATAGAATTATTGAAAGACAAATCGAATTTGTCTATAATTACTATACTGTTGAAGGTATTCCTTATGGTGGAACCTATGATGATGTTACTATGGCTCAAATGTTAGAAAATACTGTAGCAAAGAGTCTGGGGGAACAAATAATTGATCAAGCGGTATCTTTTGGAACTAATTTAATTACGACAACAGGAAAAAGTATTTTGACTAATATTGAAAGTAAAGTCCAAGGAACAATTAATGGATTTATTCAAAATGTTGAAGGTAGTATTACAGGTGCTGCTAATAATTTTGCTTCTAGTATTAATAATGCAGTAAATGGAACAATCGATAAAATTACAGGATTTAATGCTAATCGAGATACTACAAAATATCCACATATTGGTGGAAATACTTCTCCTGTTGCTACTAATGCTGGAGCAGGTAATAGAAACGTTACTATTGCATTGGGAGATACGCCCTATGGTGGGTTAAAGATTGCAGATGGATCACGAATGGTTAAAACACCTACCGGAGATACACCAACAGTTAGTATTGTTCCTCTTAGACCAGAAACAATTTCAATTAAAACAATCCCTGTTAATGATACACCAATATTTAATCCGGCAAGATCTGGTGGTAGTACTTTAATAACAGAATTAGCTAATAGAAACAAGAATTCTGCAGGGGCGTCAAACATACTTATTAATGCTTCTGATACACCACTATTTGTTCATCCAGCACATGATAAAGGTAATACAGTAGGGGCTAATATGGATACACCAGTATTTGCGGCGCTACCAGGAGGATCATTACACTATCAAAATGATACTCCTAATGGTTTAACAATTCCGCGTCAAACAGTTAATGTTAATAT